TAATGGTTGTTCTCTATCAGCACAAATAACAGACTCTTTTGATTGAAACAGTCCGTATATACATCTTCAATAATCCAGTTTTCTGGACTTTTGCTTTTAATCTTCTCTAAACCAGTCTTAACGCTAGACCACCAGTTCCGTAGTTCCTGCGGAGCAATATATTTATACTCCATTAGCCCACCACAATGTAACCAAATGTTTTACCCGCAGTTGTATTCGCAGAATGAGTTAATGTAGCAGCACCTTGAATTCTATTGCTGACATATAAATTAGATAAGTTGCCAGCAGCAGCAGATGACAATGGCATTAACAAAATAATACTTCCGAAACCTATTCGCTCGTCATTAATAGTCGTAGTAGTTGCACCACCAACCGCTAATGTAACTGAGCCAGTATTATTGGTTTTCCCGTCCATAACACCACGGACAACCTCAGCCACAGCACGATTATCACCACCAAACGCAGGTAATGTACGAAACTGAGTCATCGAGTACCCTGCGGAGTAATAGTAATTTCAGTCGATACAGCAGTTTTCCATGATGCGCTAGTAGGACTCATCTTAATCCTGTGATACCGACCAGCAGAACGAAGTGGAACACGACCTTCACTATCTGCCGCTACTGCTGTGCTAAATGTAATGTCACCAGTTAATAACTCTCTACTAGCCACAGCCACCGTTCCAGTACCATTGTCAATTATTGGTCTAGCTAATGTGATAACAGACCTACCAATATCTATATCACCAGATGATATAGAGGCTGACTTAGGCTGACCCGAAAAAGAGATAATCTTTCTTCCAGTAACACCCATCAATAGCAGTATTCCACCAGCCCAAACACGAGAATCTAACGAAATATCCAACGTATCTAAGTTGTTATTATAGTTATCTATCTGCTCAAGTGTGGCACTAGGTGTCAGTCCAAATGAAACAGACACAGCAGTAGTCTCAGCATAGCTCCATCGACCTAAATCAATGGAATACAGCAGCAAATAACGACCACCAAACGTATTTTTAAAGTCCCATACAATCAATTTACGTACCGGATCAACCGTAGCACTCATTGAAGTACGTATTTCACTAGGTATAGCGTTATCAAAGAACCATCTGTTTATTTTTTCAGCACCAATACTCTTGGTTGTCTGCCCATCACAAGCATAGAAGCCATCATCCGATAGAAAGTAAGTAATACCACCAAACTGAGCTATAGAGCCATTCGTAGAGCAGCCTAAAGTACGTGAAATAGCATCAAACTGGAAGAAAAACGGAGAGCCAACGTAACTCATCCGGTAAATAGCTCGTTCCATAAAGATCAAGCCATACTCACCACCGACTAAACCTGTAATGTCTCCACCGTCAGGAAGAATCTGGTCATCTGATTGACTAGATGCAGCAGGAGTCCAGTTAGTCTCATTATTAATATCAGACCAGTAAACCTTATTGCTATTACTCCCATCATCAGCAGCCACAACAAAATCACGCACTACTGTTACGTACTTAGCAACAGGAGCAGTAGCAGCCAAATCAGCAAACGATGAACCACCAGCTAAATTATAGGCTTGCAATCTATTTACACCATTGGCAATAATAACTTTAGAGCCAAACTGAGTCATATCCCATGATTCACCAGCCGTATACGTAGTGCTTACAGAACTTAACGTAGTATCGCTAGAATTAAACTTGAATACCTGAGTAGCCCCAGCAGCAAATAGAGTGGTAGCACCGTCATACTTGCCAGCAAAGGTAAGTAACAAGTCCTGAGTTGCATCAGCAGAATAATTAGTTTCCTGCCTAAATGGAGCATAGCCATTCGTCACAGGATAGCAATTGATAGCATCCGTAACTGCACCAGTAACGCTAGGTTGGTCTGGTAGCCATTCTCCAAATATAATCTTTTGCATTATTAATTATTACCCCAAGGCATACCAGTTTGTTTAACTTCGCTCTTACGTAGTTTATAAGCAGCAAGTTCAGCATCAGCCGATTCTTGAGATTGATCGCCTACCAATTTTTTAACCCATGCTATAACTTCAGTCTCGGTCAAATCGGAGTAATCAATTGGATCGCTTTTAGGGGCAGGTAACGCAGTAAAGTAATTGTGCGTAAAGCTATCAACACCATCTGACGCTGTGATGGTGAATGCCACAGTTTGCACAATGCCAGAACCATCACGTACCATGTCAATAATTTTGTAGTCGTATGTATTCATTTTAGTTAATCACAATAAAGTTGACTCTTGTTTCTGCTGTTGGTGCAGCACTTGGATAAAGAGTAAATGAACCAGCCGCCGCAACAGCTTGGACGGATTTCATGGTTGTATCGTTTGTTCCTACCGTACAAATAATAATACTGCTTGTCGTTACTAAGTTATTTGTTACTACTAAAGATGTGGCTGCCGCAGCAAAGTTTACTGTACCAGCATTTTTATCAATTGTTCTTGCCCCTGTTGTTCCAGTAGCCGTAACTGTCTTATTAAACTGCATATCGCCGCCAAAATAATTGGCAGCAGTACCGTTCATGTATAAGTTATAGCGCGTACTAACTGTAACTGATCCAGTTAAAACAGTAACAGCCGCAAATGTTTGGCTAGTAGTAGTCGTAAAGGTGAATGAACCTGACGCAGCACCAGCAACTGTCTTGCCTGAACCTTGTACGTTAAGCGTAACCGTACCTGTACCTGTACCCGCACCAGTAGCAGTAAACGAAACTCCCACAGTATTTGAAGCAGCACCAATTGCGGTAAAGTCAGTTGATCCTACAGTCAAAATAGTACAAGTAACTCCAGACACTAAAGCAGTAGCATTTGCTGTAGCCGTGATAGTTACCGTCTGTCCGTTGGTGTAAGTGATTGCGTTATGGTTTACTGTTACTGTTGTACCGCTACTAGAAATGCTGCTGATTGTGCCTGTAGTAGTAATGCCTGAAGTAGGGGCGGCTATGTTTCCATAAAATCCGTAGTTATTTGTTGCTCCAGTTAAAGAAGCATTTGCAAGTAAACCATACTGGTTAGTAACTGCATTACCAACACCAATAGTTATTTGGTTAGCTGAGTAATGCGTCATACTTGTAAGATTAAAAGCTGCTGCCACAGTTGATAACTGTGTTCTAAATCCTGTACCGCTAGCTGTTACATCAGATTGAATTGTTGGACTAACGTCAATAGCAATAGATGTAGTCGCACCTGTAAGATTTTTATTAACACGTAAACTGTAACCAGTTAATGAAAAAGTGCCAATTCCTAACGCTCCTGCCATATAGTTATCGGCAGTCCCTTGCATTATTAAATTATATCTACCAGTACCTGCGGCTATATTCCCATAAAATCCATAGTTATTAGTTGCTCCTGTTAAAGAACTATCTATAGCAAAACCATATTGCGATCCTACTGATCCTCCAGCAGTAACATTTTGGAAAGTAGAAACACCTCCAGTAGTGTAGTGCGTTATTTGACCAAGAGCAAAATTTGTACTTTGGGTGTTTGCATAAGAAGCAAAATAAAACGCAGCAGTAGTTACATCCGATTGAACAGCTCCGGCATTTATTTGTGCATATGACCCTACTGCACCAGTAATATTCTTACTGACAGTTAAATTTCTACCTGCTGATGGAGTCGCACCAATACCAACTTGACCAGCACTATCAATACGCATCCGTTCATCAGGAGAACTAGAACCACTAGCAGTAGTCTTAAATATTAATCTAGTAGGCATACTATTAGTGCTAGGAGTTGCATCTACTAATGCTTCGATTGATGCACCATGAATAGGAGCAGTACCATCAGTTCCATAAAATCTATATCTTCCTAGACTTTGACCTGACGCTACAGCCGTATTACTCCCAAAAGTAGTACCACCACCAACTATAGATGAAATAATAGGAGCTGCTGAGTTATATCCGTATATAGTTGTCCCAAATGCGCCCGCAGACGTTGAGTCAATTCCAAGTCTAGGAGCAGTTATTCCAGACCAATCAGTTAAATACCCATTTTTTATCTTGCCTGAAGCATCTATCATAAATGGTGTACTGTCAGGATTAGCACTATCCTCAATTAATAATGCACCACCGCTACCAACCTGTGTAATACGTAAAGCATCAGTTGAGTTATTAACTGAGATTACTGAGTTAGGAGCGTTAAATGTATCTCCATCAATATAAAGTGCTTTCGATGATGGGTACGTACAAAATACGTTTACTGTGCCTGAAAATGTTACAACAGAGCCAGAATTACTAGACGAAAGAATTGTAGTTCTGGATAACGTAGATGAACTATACGTTCCTAAACCTACTTCCCAATTACCAGAGGAATCAAAAGCAGAATAATAGGTAGTATTTCCATTCCCAATAGCAGAGAAAGACTGGAATCCAGTAATAGCACCAGCAAGCGTAAAGCTACCTGTTGTATATGAAGTGCTTGTCTCTTGAACTTTATCTTTTAAGATTAATGCCATTTTTTGTCATCCAATTTGATTATCCACGATCAATAATTATCCATGTACTGACTTCTTGGTTAACATTAATCCATTCTTCACCAATTATCTTGCCATTACATATTACTGTTGCTTCTGCATTAATGACTGCCGATACAGCAGTAATTTTCCCCAATGAGGCAAATGGACATTCAGCAAAAGCATTTAAGCCAAACATTGTCTATACCTATGCAAGAGTTACGCTAAGATTATTACTATTGATTCTAAAAGTATCACCAGCAGTAATAGTCTTAGATACATCTAATGGAGTGTAATACAGCATATTCCCTGCCGTAAGTGCATCACGTATTGCAACCCATCCAACTGTTCCCCACGCTGAATTAGCAATAGGAAACTCAATAAGTGCGCTATTGGTTGATACTCCATTACTAGGAGCACCAAACGTAATAATCTTACGAGCGTATCCTACTCCAGACACTTCAGTACCTGTATCTGCGTCAGTAGGATTAGATGTATATAACGCTAAATAAACAGTAGTTGGAGCAGTATAGGTAATTCCTCGAATAGTGCCATTGACTAAAGCATTTTCTAAATAATTTGACATTTCAGACATAATTACCTTACCGACATAGACATAGGCTGACCACCATACTCACTACTTTGGTCAGATACATTGATTGTGGATATAGCACGATCATACAAAGCACCCCAAACTTGAAGCCTTGCATCGTTCATTAAGTAGGGTTCAGCTTCACCTAATGACGCATAAAGCAAAGCATCAGGATAGTTAGCTAAGAATATGTTTGAAGTATTGGTACTGCTTAAAGCAGTTGGTTTAACGTAGTATAACATCTGCACACTATACGAAGAATCAGGTATAGGAGCGAACTGAATCTCTGACGAAAGTATCGTGTAATTTAAAGGATTACCTGAATCAGTAGACCTAGACGTAGCAAAGAATGAATTAGGAGACAGATACGTTAATGACCGCACAGGATTAGTCCTAATATGTACGTCACGCATCTCTAGGAAGTCAGCAGGAAGCCCTAACGTCTCTGTACCTGCCACAGTATCAGCACGAGCTACAACGAGCATCTTGCGAGTTCTAAGCTCCCTAGCAAGCCTAGTTTCAGCCAGAGCAATGAAGTCCGGTATCTGGTCTGTTAGGTCACTACGAGCTAGATAGTTTGCTATCGTAGTCTTTAAGTCTGTATAGCTCGTAAATGCCATCGCTATTTCCCTGAGTTATGTCGCTCCACAGCATCATCCTCAACATCTTCCCATCGATACTCATACGTACCAATGTGTCCAATGTGCTTAGATAGACTGTGATCTACATACGTCTGAAAGCCATTATCTAAAGCCTTGACGCAGAAATGTACATCTTCACCAATGATTCCCTTACTACCCCATCCAACGTCATACCACGGCTTTTTTATGGCATTAAATACATCTTTGTGGATCATTACAACACCACCACCAACTGCTGTACAAGGCTCAATACCCTCTTTATCTCTAGAGTCTATTTTATGCCAAGCGTGATTGATAATATTACCTTCTTCATCTTTTTCTATCTGAAGATTCAATGCTGTTGGTAACGTAGGCATACGTCTAGTAACCGCATTAACACCGACAATAGGTACATCCCTGCTCAACAATATCTCTATCGTATCGCTAGGAAAACGCATATCAGAATCAATAAACAGAATGTAGTCACAACCTTCGCTTAACGCAGCATCAACCAGCTTTTCTCTCTGGTCAAATATCAACGTACCAGCCATTGTGTATAACTTTAGACTGTTCTCACCATCCCCACACCGAAACTTAGAATCTCGTCCTACCATTTTCGCTAAATCAAATGCAAAGCCAGTATGAACCTCGTCTCTAGCTGGAACGCATACACCAACTGTTATACCCATTAGATATTACCC